TAAGTGTTGGCAGAATTGGAGTTGGTTCGATTGGTAAGGGTGTTGGAATTATTCCTGCGTAGTAGCGTTGTGGATCATCTGGTGGCAAAGAGTCACTTATGTAAATTGTGTATGGGCCAGCCCAGCCACCCTCACAATAAAGTTGAGCGATGTTTCCCTTACCCTCAAAATATGGGTTCGAGTTATCCCAACCAGTTGAGAATGTCTGCTGCTCGCCAGTTATCGGATCGCCACAAGTAATCTCGGCAAAGCCAGTTGCGGCGAATGCTTTGGGTTGTTGCAATAGCATCGTGAACCCTACGATGAAAGCGACAAGTGCCACTCTCAAAGGTTTGTTCATCAGACTAATTTGGCCTTAATCTGTCTGCCATCTAGGACTATCGGCGCAGCTGAATCATGCCAGATCCAAAAGCCCACCGGCATTGTTGGATCGCAGTCGATGGTGTGTGACCAGTGCAAGTGATAAACCTTGCCATCCCAGCCGCCGATGTTTTTATCATCGTGACCAGTTTCATCAAGTTTGTCAGTGCCAGGGTAACGACCAAAGCGGCCACGCAGCACCGAGCCACCTTTGCTGAACTCAACTCGCAAGATAGTTATCCATTCCCACTGGCCAGCCTTGTCGACCTTGTAGGCAATTCCCTTTGGGTACTCAACCCATGTCCAAGTCTTTGGCGGTACTGATTGCTTAGACTTGCCGCTCTCTACTTTCCAGAGTGTGCTCATTTGTCTAGGTTCTTGTCGACATTTGTAAAGATGTCGTTAATCTCTGCATCGTCAAGTGAGCCATCCTTTAGGAATGCCCGAGCAAGTCCCTCGATTACTACGGCCACGCCACCAATACCAGCAATGATGATTGCCTTGGCTGGCTCTACACCTGCAACTGCTGATGCGCCTACAACTGACAGGCTACTAGCTGCAAAGACTGCCACCATACGTAGCAAAATGTTCTTGGTCTTATTCATGATGCCAGGATGTCTTTCGGATCTAGGTCTGTACCCTTTGACCAGCGAATGTTGTCGCGCATTTCAAAATGTAAGTGTGGCCCTGACGAGTTGCCAGTGCTACCAGACTCGCCAACTAATTGGCCTTTTGTAACCGTTGCGCCAGGTTTAACTCTGACTTTGTTCAAGTGTGCGTAAATTACCCAGCCACCCTCGACCTTTTGCACAACCTGGTTACCGTAAGCCTTACCCCAGTTGGCGTTTTCTATCTTGCCGTCAGCTACTGCCAAGACTGGAGTACCGGTAGGCACTGCAAAGTCAACGCCTGTGTGGTAGCCCTTTGACCACATCTTGCCTGGCTTTTTGTAGGCGGTTGTAATCTTGCCGTTCTTAATTGGTAAGGCCATGAGTTGCCCTTTCGTGTCATGGCCCTGTAGTGATTGTTAAAGTGCGGCTATTTCCTCGGCGGTTAGTCCAAGTTCAGCCAATTTGGCTAGTGCAGATTCCCGAGCAGCTGCTTTTGCATCTTGGGCGGCTTGCTGCGCTTGGGTTTCGGATTGCATCATTTCATACTCGATAATTTCATCTGACGTCAAAGGTCGTTCCTTTGTTTCGCCAGTTTCGGCATTAACGCTTAAAACAATTAATTCCAATTTTTCGTTAGACATTACACGTCCTTTATTCCATATATACGCACAATGCCAGTTGCGGTTGTGCAGTTGATTTGAATGCCATCAAATGATGTGTTGCCTGTATGTTGTCCGCCAAAGAAACCATGACTATTTAAGGCACTAGAAGGTGTAATGAAAGTGCCTGTAACGAAAGTCGGCGTAGTTTGAAACGGATTGAACATTGTGATTGATGTTGCAAAAGGGCCAGCATTTCTTAAAGCCCAACTTGATGAAGCACTGCTAGGGTTGATAACTCCTGATGTTGTAAGATCTGCATAAAAATTGCTGCTATTGTAACCAGTTCCGCCAGTTGTAACACCACCAACGCGCAATTGAAGGCTGTTCAAAGTGCCAGTTCCAGTTGTATTAGTTGACATAAGTATTAGGTAATTTCGGTAAGTTGCACTAAATACATTGTCGATTGTGACTGTCGTTGCGGATGTCAAGGTTGTCGCGTTTAATAAAACTTTTCCCGATGATTTACCGTTTAGAGCTGCATATACTGTCGCGTCAATGTCATCGCCAAGCGTTTCAATCGCGGTTGCGCCATCCTTGACGTAATCGCTAGAGGTCGGGACGTCCCAACCATAATTCGGGGTCGTTGTTGCCATGCTATAAGTCCTGCCATTCTGTCGTACTTGGAGTATACCCTGCCCAAGTTGTGGTTGGTGGTATTTGATACCAGATTACGGATGAGTAAGTTTCCGAATATGCCGAGCAAGTCAGGGTCAAGTCGGCAGTGTATCGGGTTAGATTCCAAGTCCAGCCCTCGACAAAGCCATCAAAGGTTGTGCCAAAGACTGCTGGCAATGCGGTTGTGCTAATCCTTAGCCCGTTGTAGACGGCAGCTAGTGAGTCGCGCTTGGCATCGCTGACCGTTGGCGAATGCAATGGGATTGTGATCTGCTCTGGATACATTCTTGGGTAAGCGCGTGACTCGATAAAGTCGGCGGCTTGATTTTCGGCATCGGCAAGGTTATGCAACTGGGTTGTGCGAGATCCCGACAACTGGCCGTAGAGAATGACTGATTGCTCATCTCTGGCGTTGGCCGTACCTGCCCGGTATGTGACGTTGGCATCGTTTACAATTTCGCCCCATTGCGCGGCGGTGCGTAAACCTCGGGCAAGAATGTCGTCAGCTGTGAGTTCCAGTGCAGTTGCGCTGGCTCGGGCTTGGTAATCGTCATAGTGCAGATCTCCATCGCCACCTTCCCAAAGCACACCGCGCCCCGAGTTGGCAGCTTGTGTTGCCAAGGTGTAAGCATCGGCCTCGCCAGCGTTGTAGACCTGCAATTCGTATTGCCCAGGCACATCCACATTGGCGGTTAAGTTATCCACCAAGGCTTGATTAGTTGCATCGTAACTAGCCCAAGTTACGCCATTCGGCAGGTCTGCCCATGTCAGTGTTGGCGATACATCCGACCAAGATTGCAAAAATGCCTCGGTGAGGATGTTTAAGATTCTTGTGCCGTCAAACTCTTTAGCGTAGTTACTAGCGCCGACCAAGTGGCGGTTTAGGCTTGATAGTGGGCCAACGGCTGTGATGGCATAGCGAGCGATTGAACCCTCTGACCCGTAAGCATCTAGGCTGATGTCAATGTCCGAAATTATGCCAGCAAAAATTTCTTGCGTTCCAGTCGTTCCCTTGTCTATCGAGATTGACACGGATTGACTCAAGGCTACGTTCAACGGGTCGCTGGCATCAGTCCAAAGGCTGATGGATGCGTAGCCTGGTTGCGGTTGAGTGGTTACATCGTCACGGCCAGATCGGATCGAGATAGATGAGATCGTGTTATCCGCGTATGTTGTAGCCCCTGCAAAGGTCACAGTCGGGTACGGGTCGTAAGTGGTCACAATGTAGCCCCAACTAGATTTACTGCCCCTGTACGCCTTGAGGAGTCTTGGAGTAGGCGTTCAATGCTACGGCGAGCAGACTCACCGTCAATGACACCGTTCATGATTATGGTCACGCCACCGCCACCGCTGTCCGGTCGGATTGATCCCGATCCAGCAGCCACAAATGTCTCTGGCCCGAATTCCCCAACGCGCACTGTTTGTCCAGCCATTACTGGGCCACCTGCGGCCCGGTTCACTTCATCATCAGCACTCGAAAACACAAAGTCCCAAAACTTGTTTCTGATTATGCTTGCTGGGAACTTGTCAATTACTGGCTTTATTCTGGCGTAGGCAGTTCCTAATTTATCAAATGCGCTGGCAACACCATTGATAGCGTTTGCAATGTTTTGCAACGCTGATCCTGCTGCCGTTGCATTTGGCCCAGACATACTGTCAAACATTCTGCTAAAGGCATTGCCAACATTGATCAGGGCTAGTCCAAGATTGTAAGCACCGCCGCCTTGGCCGTCATAAGTGCCAGCAAGTTCTCTGGCTCGTTCGCTCAAACTTTCGGGATCTTTGCCACCAAAAGCAGCTGCCACGAAATTAGCCTGGGTGACAACTTCACGCATGGTAGGCAACAAGGATTCACCCATTGTTGTTTTCAAGTTTTCTAACTGTGCGTTAAGGATTTTTTGCTGTGCAGCGAGTCCCTCTGATGTTCGATTAAAATCGCCTTGGGCATCTGTGGTTTGGTCAATGATCGCTTGGTAACGCGCCAAAACTTTTGATGATTCAGTCAACTGATTCTTGGAATCTCTTTCAAGTTCTGTGCCAGTGCGTGTTTCATAATTCAAGGCCGCTTGATCCAAAGAGGCAGCCGAAATCAAAACACCGTATTTACGAATTGGCTCTGCTTCACCTCGCATTGCCGATCCAATAGCGAGGATCGCTTCATCTGCTCTTGTGTTGTAAAAAGATCCCAAGTCGGAAGCAAGTTGTGTAGATGAAATACTGAACTTCGATAAGTCTTTGCCAGTCAGTCCAGCATTCTTTCCCAATGTTGCAAAAGTGCTGGCGGCGGTCAAAGCCTCTTTCTGGGTAAGTCCCAAAGCAATGTCAGCGGTCTTGGCAAATGCTTTGATTTCCTCCGCGGTATCGCCAAAGATTACTTCGGTCTTGCTTATTTCCTCATTAAGATCGCTAGCGGCCTTTACGCTTTCCAAGCCAATCTTGATTGCCATTGCACCTGCGGCAGCTGCGGCGAGTGCAAAAGCCTTGGCCATACGCTTGCCGTATTTTTCCATTTGGCCTGAAAAGCCTTTGGCTTCTTTGTCAGCGCTGTTTATACCAGTTGAAAAACCCGAAACATCTGCAAGCAGATTTAGTTTCATTGTCCTAACGTCAGCCATTTGTGCGTGTCCAATTCTCGTAAACTTCGCCCACAGCTGCTTTCCAACGGCGAGTGATCTCTGGTTGCATTGCCTTTAAGGTAGGGAAAATCCAATAACCTCGGTTGCCTCGACCCTCACGCGGTGTACGTGCTGGGAACTTGTAACCGCCATTTGGAAAGTTGCCAGCAGATCCAAACGTATTTCGGTCAGATCCAAACTCGTTGCCGTACAACAAGATTCCAGCGTTTGCGCCGCCTGATGCTTTTGGCCCTCTACTGCCACCAATGGTGATGTTAGGAATGCGGTCTTTATTGGCTCGCACTGTTGATGCAACAATCGCTGTTTGTGCCGGCACAGGTGATCCGACATAACCTGCCATTTTAATTGCGCCAGCGGCCCAACCGCTAATGCTCGTCACATTATCTTTCAATGCTTTTTTGCTGTCATCATCCATTTTGTTAAGTGCTTTGAGCAAACCGCGCAAGTCTTTGAGGTCAGGTTGGAATCTGATGGTTTGTCTAGTGTCAGCCATTGTGTCCGTTCCTTTCCCTTATTAACAACATCGCGGTGTGGATGTCTTGGAGTGACCAATGATTTAAGTCGGATAAAGGAATTCCAGTTGTGACGGCTATCCGCACCAGATCATCCCTTAACTTTCTTTTGGGCTTTCCTCAACCACCTCGAACGAATCGAACTCGTTGATAACCCAAGCCTTTTGGTTAGGCATTTGGGTTTTGTTTTCTGCTTTGGCTGCTTTGTATAACATGCAGGTAATCACATCTAACGAACCCTTGGCTAACTTTTCAGCTGCTTCCTGGACTGTGTAACCAAGTTCACGTTCGATCTCGATCCACAGCCAGGCTTCATCATCACTCACTATGTAGTTTGCGCCCTGTTTTGTCTTGATGTCGTATTTCATAATGGTTGCCCTGTTCTATTCGTTAAGTGCGAGTTACTGTTCCATCCTCAACAACAAAGCTGAGGCTGGTGGTCAATACATCGGTAGCCATGCCGCCGACTGTTGGAAATACTGGAAATACGTTGCCAGCAAATGTGTCACCGTTTACATCGAAACTGAAAGACAGTGATGTATCTGGCGCGCTGTTCGCTGCATCCCAAAGAGCCGAGATGATTCCAGCTGATGCTGAATCGTCAAGGTATAGTTCCACGTTTAGTGTGGCGGTCTTGTCTACGGTCTTGTAAGCGCGACCGGACAGTACCTCAAGTACCTGCTGGTTGTTTTCGCGTTCCAATGTGACTGTGCTTGCCTGATCTGCGTATGACACCGAGTTTATGCTCAAGGTCAGATTCCGACCAGTTATGTATGTTGCTGTCATGACTTGCCTTTCTAGTTGGTTGTGACCATCTCGATGTTGAGTTGGCTGATTAGCATATCGGCATTTCCAATTTGCTGGACTGTGGGTTGTGACCATCCACCCAAAAATGAGATGTTATTGGCTAGTAGATCCGTGACACTAAAAATTAGGGTTTCCAAGTTGGCCAAGGCCGCTTGGTTGTCAGCTGCGTTGACGATTACTGTGATGTCGAATCGCACATTGCACCGAGCGCCGCCAATGGCTGACACCGTGATGTAAGGCGATCCCGGCACAAGCACAATGGCAGGTGGGGTTATGTTTTCATTCGGGTATGCGTAAACTACCCGACCAGCAGCTGCGAGAGTCGTGGCAAGGTTAGCGCGGTATGTGGCGAGATTACCCAAGGTAACCCCTCGTATCCAGGTGCTTGCCTAGTAGGCCAGATACCCGAGTCAGCATTGAGCGACCCAATCGGTATGGCGCTGGAGATTGAAAGTCCACACCTTGCTGGCCAAGTGTGCCAGTGCGTGTGATCCAAATGTCACAAGCAACGGCCAAAGCCGCTTCGCGTACCTCTGGGGTTGTGTCGTAAAGAGCTGCTTGGCTGGTCAATACTGCTCGGCCAGTTGGGATTATGTTGCGGCGGATTATGTCTGCGTTGGTGATTGCAGCTGTAAAGAATGGCTCGCCTGGGCCAGTGTATGAATCCATTACTGTCCGCGATCCATTGAATGGTGATCCGCATCCTGTGACCGTCAAAGCCTGACCAGCAACAAAAGTGTTTTCGTAGCAATAAAAGGTTGCCACATTGCCTGAAAGTGATACGGACTTAATAGCCACATCATCAAATATTAAATAACTTAAAATTATGTTTTCTGCGGAGTCTGCAACGGCTTGCACAATGGCATCGGCGTATATATCGCCAATGCCTAGCACTGCTTTGAGTTCGCTCAAAGTTATCAGGGCCACGACTTACTCCAATCTAGTTAAAAGTGTGTGGGGGACACAGGGCCGCATCCCCCACACTTTTGTTGAACGATCCCTAGGCGATGTTCAAGCGGCGGATGCCGTCTGCTTGCTTCACTGCAATGGCCATGTAGCCATATAGGGAAATGCGAACCTGACCTGTCTCGATCAAGTTGACCTGCAAGCGAGTCGTGTTGCTTTCGTATACACTCACGCAATCTGGTGCAATGATGAACGCGCTGTCATCGATCCAAGTTGCTGCTGTTACGTACGGATCTACGTACAAGTTCAAGCCTTGGATATTTCCATCAGCTGCGCCAGGTGTTAGTGCGCCCGGTGCATTTTGTACGTTGTAGGCAGTGTAAAGAGGGCGGTTTGAGCCATCTACTGCGCCCATTAGGCCACCCCATACTGCGGTGTTAGCAACTACGTTGCGAGCCTTTTTCTTTGTTGCCTTGAAAAGAGCTGCTGATTCAGTTCCAACGTAGGAAGTGAAACCAACGGCAGTTGCAGCAACGCCAGTTGATGCTGTGCCTTGTGCTACAAACTGAGCAAGAAGTGCTTCGTCTGTTGCCTTAGCATAGGCATCATTCATCTGTGAGAGGAGGAGCGAGAGAAACTCCGGACTTGACCTATCTAACAACTCCCATGAAACGTCATTACGGCCAGCGAACTTGTTTACAGTCACTGTTAGGTAATCGGAAGTCATGCCAGTTTCGGATGGGCTTTGGTTTTCGTCAGTGTCAGCCACAGTTGGGGCAGTTCCCAACTTAGGAATGGTAAATGACATGCCAGATGAAACCAATGCTTCTCTACGAACGGCATTAATTGCAGGTCGGTCAGAGATTGTGTTTGTCACAAACTCGTTTAGGTGCTGTGGCAGTGTTAGGCCAGTGTTTGTGCTGGTGTCATCATCTGCTGCACGAACGTACATTTTGGAATCATCATCGCCCATAGCGGCTTTGATGGAGTGATCTAGGTAGCTGATGCCATCTACGATCGGTGAGCGTGGCTTAGTAAATGCCACTGGTGCGGCAGCCTGAACAACCGCGCTGGCGGTTACTTCATCGGCCGCTGGGGCGGTGTTTTCGGTTTCCACAATTATCTCCTGTGGTTCATCCTCTGCGGCTTGTTCCGCTTCGGTGGTTTCTGGGTCGAGTTCGTCATCAGCCTCGGTAGCTGCAACGCTCGCTATTTGAGCATCCTTGAATGCTGGGTTTGTTACATGGGCAACGGCTTCTAGATTGGCTGCACTTACAACCATCACACCGCGCTGGATTGTGTATTCATTGACGGCTGCCTCAATGCTAAATGCCGGGCGCAATCCCTCAGATGCTTCGACCAGTGCATCATTACCAGCATTAGTAGGTGCAATTTTGAATGCCATTGAAACGCCAGCAGGGCTGACCTCTAAAGACTCCGCGACTCCGCGACCTAGGGGCCTGGTTCTGTCATGCTCGCTATTAAGAATGATTTGGCTTGGATCGATGTCACCAAACGCGCCAAACTCAAAGCGCACTGGACCAGCCGATGTATTGCCAACTTTAGAAAACGGGACTACCAAACCTCTGATAGTTCTGGTTTCAACTGATGCGGCCAAGACTTGGCCCTCAAAACTAATTTGCATTTTCTGTGTTTCCTCTCGGTGCGAGATCCATTTCTTCACGCGCTTCTTCAACGTCAATTAGTCCGTAGTCGAGCATTTTGCCAAGAACTTCAATCTGCTCTAGTGGGTTTCCGCGTAAGTAATCATCTAGATCAAATCTGACAACTTGGCCTCTTGGAGTTATGTCATTCATGCTTAGACGTTCAGATACACACGACATAAACGGTTTAAGGCTAAAGTCCACAAGGCTGCGGCGCTCTTGACTTACGTTGGAATAAGTTGCGCTGGCTGATTCGGCGTTGATGTACCAGGCAGGGATGTTGCACATACGCGCAATTTCAGCTGCGGTGTTCAAGCGTGATTCTGTCAACTGCATTTGTCCGGCATCGTATCCAAAAGTCGTGACATCTAATGGGCCAGATAGGTATGCGGTTGAGCGTGTGGCTCGGGCTTGCTTCCACTGGGCCAGTAGGCTCGACACCTGCTCTGGCGGTAGATCCACGCCACTATTCTTGATTACCATTGTCGGGTTTGGCTCGGCGGCCATTCGGCTGACTGCCTTTTCAAGTTCCAAAGCGGTTGAGATAGTGCGGCCACCTCGGTTGAGTATGCCCTCGTCAATACCGCTAAACATAATGAGCGAGCCAACCCCAGTTATTGGGGTTAAGTATCCGTCAAGGTAGAAACCGTTTACGATCTCATCGGTCATTGTGTCAGTTGTAAAAGTCACGCGCATTGGATCTACACGCCGAGCCTGTGTTGGTCGGCCATCCTCTGGGCTAGTCGCTAAAACTACCCAAAAGGCTTGCCCCTGAAACAGCAAATCCTCAATAGTCCAAGCCATAGTCACTGTCAATGGAAGTGCTGGATCTGGCTGTTTTAGGATCGAGCGACCCTCGATCTTTTCGCCTGTAATTTCGTTGTATGAGTTAAGGCCGAGTGTGGCAATCGTGCCAGCAATGATGTTTCGCGCCCGGGCGACTGCTGGAACTTGCATTGCATCGGATCGGCTTACGCGGATCATTGCTAATGGCGACCAAGAATCTTGGTAATAGGGTATCTGCACACCAGCCTTAGCAGCTGCCTTAATCTCTGTTTTTTCGGTGGTTGTACCCAGTAAGAAATCTATGAATCCCATTTTGTTATTACACCATGGGCAAATGACATCCGTGTAATTTGTCAGGTTTTGTCACGTTGTTGCGCGTGTTGTCACCTATGCGCTGACTATGCTCACACTTTGTTGTGGCTCGGTGGCATGACCCACCGCCATGACCAAAGCGATTGCAGCTGTAATCGGTACTTGCGCGGCTCGTCTAGCAATACGCCATCCGCCATCCGATGCCGGGCGGCGAGCGCAACTGACCAGGTGGCTGTGCATAGTTTCCTGGGCAGGATGTAGCAGCTGCCGAGATTGCATTGCGTTCATTGCCTGGTCACACATGATCGAGAATCCTGCCGAGTTCCAAGGCGTTGGCGCTGTCGGGATTCCAGCCTGGGCAAGTCTTGGCGCAATGTAGCCAGCAGTATTGGGATCATAGGCCAGCACCCTTGGGCGATAGCGCCGAGTCAATGCGGCTATTTCCCCAGCTAGTTCTAAGTCGTTGATGCCGCCCTCTTTTTTCCATTCGTGCAGGAATACGCCATACCCGTTTTCTCGCTGTTGCAAAGTAACCAGGCAAGCCAACTCCCGATTGAAATTGAGATCCATTGCCATCCAAGTTGGCAACCCATCCTCAAGCATGATGTCGGCTTCGCATTCGTTCCATACCTGCATTGGCCAAGGCGAGTCGATAGCATCTACCCACATACAAAGGGTTTCAGTTTTGAACGCATCTGGGCTGTCAAAGGTTGCCGCATCCTTGATGTTTTGTTCGTTGATTGTGTAGCCCATTGCAGGGTTGGCCATTTTCCAGGCTTCGATGTCGTCAACCGATGAACCTGCTGGGGCGCTGTATTCGTAGTAACCCATCCGATCACTGGCAAAGGTCAGGGCGCGGCGGCGTTGTTCGTTTAGCACATTGGAAGTTAGATCCCCAGCATTTGATGTCCAAAAAACTTGAGCATTGGGTCTGGCTCGGGTAATCGGAGTGACGGCTGCCCAAGTTGCCTCGTCAATTTCTCGCAGCTCATCCACATAAAGTAAGTCGGCGGTGCTACCGCGTGGCCCCTCGGATGTCGCGGCTCGGATCGAATACTTGCGAATACGCTCACACTTTTGCCCACATGACTTTGGGTAGTGATGGCAATAAACCTCTAACTCCTCTTGGCCGTTAGTTCGAGAAACTCGCTTGATTCGCTTTCTCATCCAGTCCAGGCTCTCGGCCATGTCGACTGTTTGCTTGAAAGTGTCCAGCGATAGTTGCCGAGTTTGCGACATGGCGATGGCATTCTTTTCACCAAAGACATACAGGCCAGCCAAGATCCGCATCCGCATCATGTGGGTTTTGCCATTCTGCCGGGCGACCAAAACTCCTACACTTGAACGCGCCCACTTTCCGTTAGGCAAAATCTTTAGCGCATCATCCATGACGTGTTGTTGCCAGGGTAGGAGTGGGACTCCAAGTTCGTCAGCTAGTGCCGATACCACTGGCCCTGCGCTGGGCAGGTTTAGGCTTGGGCTTTCGATCCTTGGCTTCGATAAGCCGTAGATAGTTTCCGACATGATTAGTCCCGTCATTTTCCTCGCCCTGTTTTCCTAGTGTTCGTGTTTCGACTGTGAGATGCAACTGCTGTAAGACTTGTAAATACTTTGCCGCCAAAGGCGTGGCCTCTTTGAGATCGCCCATGTCAAAAGCCGTATCTAATGCCAAGGCGATACGCCGGGCGAGAGTCATGGCCGCTACATCAGTTGGCGCAACTTATTCCAACGTAAGTCAAGAGCGCCGCAGCCTTGTGGACTTTAGCCTTAAACCGTTTATGTCGTGTGTATCTGAACGAATGGAAAAAAGAGGGCGGCATCAAC